GCTACAGTAACTGCAGAAGCTTCTGCAACTATTTCTGGTGGAAGTATCGTTTCTATTGATATTATAAATTCTGGACTTGGTTATACCACTTCAAATTCACCAGTAGTTCTAATTGAATCTCCACAAGTTATCAAGGAATCTGACAGCGTTGAATCTTATTCCGGTGATAGTGGGATTATTGTTGGATTTGGAACGACTACTATTTCTGGCAATAACCAATTTATATTTGATCTGTTTATTCCAATAGATTCATACTTAAGAGATTCAAAAGTTTCTTCTTCAACTACAACAATAAGTTCTCTTTCTTCTGGCGATTATTTCATGGTTTATGAATCTAATGTTGGAGTTGCTTCTACAAGCATAAGTTCTTTAGACAATTCTTACAATATTGTTGCTATTGGTACATCATTTGTCGATAATGTCTATTACGTTGATTCTGTGGAAGTTATTGAAAGAGTCATTGTTGCTCCTGGGTTAGGTGGAACGACAGGTGTAGGAACTACATCGATCTTGAGAGTTTTTGCTCCAATATCAGGAATCTCAACAATTACTTTTGATTCTACAAACATTACGATGGATTCTGGAATTTATACAATGGATATAACTTCAACTGAAACTTATTCTGGAACAATATCAACAACAAGTATATCAAATCCAGTATCTTTTGGTAAATTTAGTTGGGGTAAAATATCCTTAGGATCAAGATCCAATCCAAATGAATTTAATTTTTATGGAAATAATGGCATTTCTGGTATTACATCGTCTGCGGTTGTCTTCAGACAAAAACCCCTAAGATATAATGATTATATCTTATAATAAATAACTAAAAAACTAAAAGATGGCACGATTAGGAATAAATACGGGAATTACACCAAATGATGGAAATGGAGACACTCTAAGAGAGGCTGGTGGAAAAATTAATTCCAACTTTGAAGAGATTTATGATTACTTTGGTGATGGAACTAATCTAAGTTTTTCTGGTGGTGTTTGGGAAACAACTGGTTCTGGTATTAATACTACATCAAATGTTGGCGTAGGAACTACAAATCCTAGATTTAATTTGGAAGTTGGATATGTAGGTGCATCTGGAACAACATTATGGGTAAATGGTGATGCAAGAATTACTGGTATTTTAACAGTAGGTACAGCATCTATTACTTTAGATGGAATTAATAATACAGTTAATATTGGATCTGGAGTAACTATTGATGGTAATAGTGGAATTATTTCAGCAACTTCACTTTTCCTTAATGGAGAATCTATTTCTGGGGGTGGTGGAGAATCGTACTGGACCCAAACGGGCGTAGGAATTCATACACTTTCTAATGTTGGAGTGGGAATAACAAATCCAACAAGTGCTCTTACAGTTGAAGGAAATACTTCTCTTGAAACTTTGAGTGTTTCTGGTATTTCTACTTTTAATGATGATGTAATTTTCAAGGGACAAGGAGCAACTCGTGCATATTGGGATGCAGTAGCACTTGATGGATCCTTTTTTATATACAATTCAAAACTTGTTATTGGCGAATCTGGAGATCCGTACTTTGAGTCTGGAACAGGGAGTTCTGCTCAACTTTCAAATGGTGGATTAGTTATTGATGCTGGTTATTTGTTGGTTGATGCTGCTAATGGCGATAATGTTGCAAAATTTGTTCCAACTGTTGGCGGAGATAATAATGTAGAACTTTATTCTAATAATTCTAAAAAATTCGAAACTCTTGGTGCTGGTGTAACAATCACTGGAACTACTTTTACAAATCAGTTAAGTGTTTCTGGTGTTTCTACTTTCCAAGCATTTAATTCTTATGTTGAAATGGGCAATCCAAGTTATTATGCAGGACTCAGATTGATTTCTGGAGCGACAGAAGCAATAATTCGTCAAAGTGGTAGTGGGGACTTAAACCTATTTTCAGAATCTAATAGAAATATATCATTAAACGGCTATTCCACATTTGGTGATTCAAACAACCTTGGAAATGTTCAATTAAATAATGGAAATATAGGAGATACAAAAGTTGGTAGTGCAATTACATTTACTTCTAATACTGGTAATGTTTATGCAACATCAGCCACTGTTGGAATTGTAACTGGCGCAACCTATTATGGTGACACATCAAATACAACAGATGGTAGATGGTCATTAGGTGCTAATGGAACCTCCGACTATACATTTACTGGAATTGGATTTACTCAAACAACTAATGATCCGATTCTTTATCTTGCAAGAGGCAGAGTATATGAGTTTGTAAATAACTCTGGTGGAGCACATCCATTTGAAATTCGTGTAAGTAATGGAGGTGCTGCATATAGTGATGGTGTTACAAATAACGCAGCAGCAACTGGTGTTATAAGATTTGAAGTTCCTATGAATGCGCCAAACACATTATTCTATCAATGTACTGTTCATTCTGGTATGGGTAACACTATTGCTGTTTATCCAACAGTATCATAAAAATCTCTAATAAATAAGTAAAAAACCAGTATCAGATGGCCGCGATTATAACAGACCAACTTCGTATATTAAATGCAAAGAATTTTGTTGCTGGAGTAACATCAACAACAAATTCTTATTACACCTTTGTTGGATTGCCCAATGCAACTAATTTTCAAAGTGATTGGGATACAAATCCACCTAGCCCTAAGGATAATTTTGACGAAGAAAATAATTATTGGGATACAATGATTGCGCTGAAAAAAATTTCAGCAAGTGATATAAATCAGGTTATTAGAAAAATTACTTGGACTTCTGGCATTACATACGATATGTATCGCCATGATGTAAGCAGAACAAATTCATCACAACCCTCCGGTGCAATTGATTTGTATTCTGCAAATTACTATGTAATGAATAGTGATTTTAGAGTCTATATTTGCTTATATAATGGTGCATCTCCCGAAAATAATTTTTCAGGAAATCCATCTTTGGATGAACCAACTTTTACAGACCTTGAGCCAAGAGCAGCTGGATCAAGTGGAGATGGATATATTTGGAAATATCTTTATACTATTAAACCAAGTGAAGCAATTAAATTTGATGTAACTAATTTTATTCCAGTTCCTAAAAATTGGGAAACTGGTACAGAGAATGCTTCCGTAAGAAACAATGCAGCAACTAGTGGACAATTAAAGATTATTACCATTAGAAATCGTGGTGTTGGATTAGGAACAGCAAATAGAACTTATACTAGAGTACCTATTAAAGGTGATGGGTCTGGTGCTGAGGCAACAATTGTAGTTAATAATGATTCTAAAATTGAGTCAATTACAGTTTCAAATGGAGGTTCTAATTATACATTTGGAACTGTTGATTTGGAAGCGGGAGGAGTTCCAACAGGAACTACAAAACCAATTTTTAATGTTATTATTCCACCTCAAGGAGGACATGGAGCTGATATCTATAGGGAATTGGGAGCATATAATGTTTTATCTTATTCTAGAATTGAAAATGATTCTGAGAATCCAGACTTCATAACTGGAAACCAAATCGCAAGAGTTGGAATTATTGAAAATCCAAAAGCATATCAGTCTTCCGACAATCTATCTTTAGATAAAGCAAGTGCGGTTTATGCTCTTAGATTGACAGGAACGGGTTATAGTTCTGCAACCTTCACCGCAGATTCTTTTATTACTCAAACAATTGGTATTGGATCTACAGCGATTGGAAGAGTAGTTTCTTATGATCAAGTAACAGGTGTTCTTAAGTATTGGCAAGATAGAACCACTGCAGGTTTTACTACTAGTGGGGCATTGAATCCAACTCCAGTTTATGGATTTAAACTTAATAGATTTACGAGTTCAATCGCAGCTGGAGGAAACTTCACTATTGTTGGTGGTTCTGTAAACCTAGGTATTGATACTTCCTTTACGGGTGTTTCTACTACAATAAATAATAGGACATATTACCTTGGTCAATCTTTTACCAATGGTGTTTCAAACCCAGAGGTTAAAAAATATTCTGGAAATATCATATATGTCGATAACAGACCTTCAATAACGAGATCTGTTAATCAAAAAGAAGATGTAAAGGTTATCTTGCAATTCTAAAGAATTATGCCACAGGAAACAAATCTCAATGTTGCTCCATATTTTGACGACTTCGATCCTCAAAAGGATTATTATAAAGTCTTGTTTAAACCAGGTTATCCTGTACAGGCAAGGGAGTTAACCACATTACAATCTGTATTACAAAACCAAATTGAAAGATTTGGTACACACTTCTTTAAAGAAGGTGAAAAAATAATTCCTGGACAACTAACATACTTAAACAACTATTATGCAGTAGAAATTGAATCTCAGTTTTTAGGTATTAATGTTGAGGAATACCTGGATCAGTTGATTGGAAAAACCATCAGAGGAGAAACATCTGGAGTAGTTGCAAAGGTTGTTAGTTATATTACCGATATTCAATCCGAAAGAAGCAATTTTACTTTATATGTAGATTATATCGAAACAAGTTCATCAAATCTTTCCGATAGAGAATTTTTTGATGGTGAGGTTTTAATAACAGATGAAAGTATTAATTTTTTAAACACTTTTATCACTGCAGGAGAAGGTTTTGCTTCTACAATAGCTACTGATTCAACTTCTACAGGATCTGCTTTTGCTCTTGGAGAAGGTATTTACTTTTTAAGAGGATATTTTGTTCAAGTTGATGATGAAATTTTAATTTTAGATCAATATACAAATACTCCTAGTTATAGAGTTGGTTTATTGATTGATGAGGATGTAATTTCTTCAGAATTAGATTCCACATTGAATGATAATGCTCAAGGATTTAATAACTATGCAGCCCCTGGCGCAGATAGATTAAGAATCAGTGCTTCTTTAGCAAAAAAAGATTTAAATGATTTTGATGATCAAAATTTTGTACAATTAGCTACTGTCGAAAACGGTATATTAAGAGAAGGTAAAAAAACAAACAAAACCTCAGAATTGACCGATGAGTTAGCAAGAAGAACTTTTGATGAATCTGGACACTACTATGTTAAGAGATTTAGAGTTGATTGTAAAGAAAGTCTTAATGATGGTTATGGCAATAGAGGAATCTATAATGAGAATCAACAAACTTCCGGAGGAAGCACTCCAAGTGATTCTTTAGCAATTTATAAAATTGCTCCAGGAAAAGCATATGTAAGAGGATATGAAATTGAGACGAGATCTCCATCCTTTATTGATGTTCCAAAGCCAAGAACAACTAGATTAGCAGAAAATCAAGCAATTAATTTTTCTTTTGGTCCAACAATTGTTGTGAACAATGTGACTGGATCTCCGAGAATTGGATTTAATACGGGAACAACTTTACAACTTAGAGACCAAAGGGTTGGAATAGATTCATTTGTTGCAGCTGGTAATGAAATTGGTATCGCAAGAGTATATGATTTTGCTCTTGAGTCGGGTTCGTATGATTCTTCAAATTTAAATATAAATCAATGGGATTTATCTTTATTTGATATTCAAACTTACACTAATATAACTTTAAATGAAACAGTAAATCTTTCTTTACCTGTTCATGTTAAAGGTAGATCTAGCGGAGCAACTGGTTTCTTAAGATACCCCAGCACTGGTGTTGCAATTACAGCATATCAAGTTAACGGACAATTTTTTAATGGTGAAGAGTTAATTTTTAACGGTATTTCTGATGGAAGTAGAGTTAGTGTTGCAGTTACAAATAAAAATCTTTCTGATGTAAAATCTATTTTTGGAAGTGTTGGATTTGGTGGAACTTTCTCTGCAGATTTATTGCAAGTTTCATCAAGAGTTATAGGAATTGCATCAATTAGTTCTGCAAGTTCTGGAATTTCTACAATAACTACATCGGCAGTAGCTTTTCCTGGAATTGTCACAACTGGCAATTTAATTCGATATTCTAGACCTGGATTTACTGATAAATCTTTCGCTAGGGTAACAAGTGTTCAAACCAATACAATTACAGTAACTGGAGTTACAACTGTAACTGGTGTTTGTGATGGAGGACTTTCAGCAACTTCTTTAAGTCTAACTGATCTAACTGTCCTTAAATCAAATATACCAGTTAGTGCCGGCAGTGGAAATTTTGCTGGAAATAATAGTATTTTTAGTGTATTTCCAAAGAAAAATATTGCAACTGTAGACACTTCCTCATCAAGTTTAATTATAAGAAAGAGTGTAACTGTAGATATAACTGATGGTTCTACAACAACTATTTCCGCAGGAACTAATGAAGTATTCTTACCATTTGATGAAGAAAGATATTCTTTGATTAGATCTGATGGAACATTAGAAGTTTTAACAGAAGACAGATTTGAGTTTACTGTTGGATCTACTCAACTTACAATAAATGGATTAGGAAGCAATGACACTGGTGCTACTTTAATTACAACCAGAAGAAAGTCTAACATTACTTCAAAAGTAAAGAGAAAGAAAATAGTAGATTCTATTGTTATTAATAAATCAAAATATCAAGGATCTGGTGTTGGAAATACAACTTTAAATGATGGTCTTACTTATGGAAATTATCCATTTGGAACAAGAATTCAAGATGAAACTATTTCTCTCAATGTTCCTGATGTAATTAGAATTTATGGTGTTTTTGAATCTGAAAATAGTTCAGATCCAACTTCTCCATCTATGTCTTTAGGATCCATGGATGGCCCTTCAGCAACAACAAATGATTTAATTATTGGAGAAGAAATTACTGGTAAAACAAGTGGCGCGAAAGCAATTTATATTACCAAAAACAGTGATACAAACATTGGATTCATTTATGAAAATAGCATTTCATTTGAAGTCGGTGAAGTTGTAACATTTTCTCAATCAGGAGTAAATGCAATTGTATCTTCTGATTTGAGTGTTGGAAGTAAAAACATTACTTCTAATTATCGTTTTTCAAATGGACAAAATTTAACATACTACGATTATTCTAGAATTATAAGGAGATCGGGTGCATCTGAACCAACAAGAAGATTAAAAGTGTTTTTCTCGAAGGGATATTATGATTCTTCTGATACTGGAGATATTACGACGGTTGAATCTTATAATTCTTTTGAATATGGTAGTGAAATTGCAACAATTAACTCCATTAGAAATACAGACATTGTAGATGCAAGACCAAGAGTAATTAATTACACGGTATCCGAAGGTGCAAACTCTCCATTTGAATTCAATGGTAGATCATTTAATGCAGGATCCACAGGACAACATAGTTCTAAAGATGTGATTGCATCTGACGAATCCATAACTTTATCATATACATACTATCTCCCTAGAATTGACAGACTTTATCTTGACAAAGATGGGATTTTTATCGTTAAATTTGGTGCTCCAGATGATAATCCCAAACTACCGGAGGAAGTTTCTGGAGCAATGAACATTGCTAATATTTTCCTCCCAGCATACTTATATTCTGCTCAGCAAGTAAGAATTGATTCCGTAGATCATAAGAGATATCAAATGAATGATATCTTTAAGTTAGAGAGAAGAATCAAAAATCTTGAGTATTATACATCTTTATCAAATCTAGAAACAAATACATTAAATCTGTTTGTTTCGGATGCGAATGGCCTTAACAGATTTAAATCTGGAATATTTGTAGATGGTTTCCTGAATAGAATTCCACAAGATTCGAGTATCGGAGTTAAAAATAGTGTTGATATTAGAAAAGCAGAGTGTAGACCTTCTCATTATACAACTGCGTTAAATCTTGAAATCGGTTCAACTTCAATTGCAGGAATTGGAACAACAACAATTGCAAATCAAGATAAGAGATTTGCAGACATTCTTGGAACAAATATTAAGAGATCAAATAGTGTTGTAACTCTTAATTATTCCGATACTTCTTGGTTAAAGCAACCTTTTGCTACTAGAACTGAAAGTGTTACTCCTTTCTTTGTTAAATTCTGGCAAGGAACATTGGAATTTGAGCCAACTGTTGATGTTTGGATTGATGTTAATAGGCAGGTGGTAAACAGTGTCGAAATGGAGGGATCTTTCCTTGGTATTGCTGAGGCAATGAGAGCAGAAGTAACAACTGCTGCCGATGGATCTAGATCTGGAATAAGTCCTGTAATTTGGCAATCTTGGGAAACTACCGGAGTTGATGTGAGTTTTAGTTTAAGCTCTAGTCAAAGTTCTTCAAGTTCTTCTAGTACATCTCTAAGACAAGGATCTCTTTCAGAATTTAGAGATTCTACTGCAGATAGATCTAGTGCAACTAGTGTACCTCAAACATTCTTAGTTGAAGAAGAAACAACTGATACAACAACATCCACAACAATAAGCGGAACTGTTGGAGTTGATTTACAGCAGCAAAGAAGAGGAACTCAAACAACAGTAACTGAACAAATTGATACAGAGTCTCTTGGAGATAGAATCACAAGCAGAAATATAATTAACTTTATGAGATCTCGTAATATTGAATTTACGGGTAGAAGATTAAAACCGTTCACACAAGTTTATCCATTTTTTGATAATGTTGATGTAAATTCTTTCTGTTTCAGTAAATTACTTGAAATTGAAATGTCATCCGGAACTTTCCAGGTTGGAGAGACTGTAATTGGATTTATGCCAAGCACCCAAACAACTCCAAATGTTGACACTCAATCTTCGCCAACAATTATATTCAGAGTATCTACTCCTAATCACAAATATGGACCATATAATAACCCAACTGATATTTTTGAGAGAAATCCTTACGATAGAGAAAACCAAATTTCAACTTTATATTCTGCCTCTTCTACAATACTGAATATAGACACTTTTAGTTTGGCCGATGAAAGTCAACCAAACTTTAGAGGTAATGTAAGAACTGGTATGCTCCTTAGAGGACAGAGTAGCGGTGCAGAGGCGACAGTATCCAATGTAAGACTTGTAACTGATAGACTTGGAACAATTATCGGATCATTCTTAGTTCCAAATGGAAATAATGCTTCAAATCCAATCTTTGAGACTGGAAGAACAAGATTTAGATTAACAAGTAGTTCAATTGATTCTAAAGTTCCTGGTGTAGTAACTACATCAGCTGAAGAAATTTTCTACTCTCAAGGTGATATTGATAATACTCAAGAAGTCACGCTATCACTCAGAAATGCAAGAGTTGATCATAATGACAACTTCTTACAAACAAGAACAATCGGGGATAGTGCTTCATCCTCGACAACATTTGTAAGTGGTACAGATTCAAGTACAAGACTTACTGGAGAATATAGAGATCCATTAGCACAAAGTTTTATTGTTGATGATGAAACTGGTATCTTTGTTACTAAGATTGACCTTTATTTTGCAGAAAAATCGAATGATCTTCCAGTAACAGTTCAAATTAGAGAGGTTGAGTTAGGAACTCCATCTCAAAAAATTCTTCCATATTCGGAAGTTGAATTATCTCCAGATCAAGTTAACACTTCCTCTGATGCAAGTATTGCAACTACATTTGAATTTGAATCTCCCGTTTATCTTGAGGGACAGAGAGAATATGCAATCATTATTATTTCAAATTCTACTGAATATACAGTTTGGATTTCTAGACTTGGAGAATCTGATATTTCTACTTTAGGAACTGAAAGGGGTCAAATTCTTGTTTCAACACAAAGATTACTTGGTTCTCTGTTTAAATCTCAGAATGCATCTACCTGGACTCCAAGCCAATACGAAGATTTGACTTTTGAACTCTATAGAGCAAACTTTGTTTCTTCTGGAAGTGTTCAATTCTTTAATCCAGAACTTTCAAAAGATCTCGAACTACTTACAGCAAATCCAATTACAATGACCTCCAATACAGTAAGAATTGGAATTGGAACAACTGTTAATGATCAGGAATTAACAATTGGCAATACAATACTTCAAAATGGAGTAAATGTTTCTGGTAAACTAGTTGGATATGGTGGAACCGCTACAGGTAATCTTAACATCACCAATGCTGGCGTAGGATACACACCATCATCAGGAAATCTCACTTATTCTGGTGTCGCATTGACAAGTATAATTGGAAATGGTATAAATGCAACTGCAGATATTCATATTGATAATGGAGTTGCTATTGGTGCAACTATTATTAATGGTGGAACGGGTTATACCGTTGGTGATATAGTTTCTCCAATACAAATTGGTTCTAATAATCTTGGAAGTGGAATGAGACTTAGTATCTCTCAACTTAGTGGACAAAATCAACTCATTGTTTCAAATATTCAAGGAGAATTTGAAACTGGAGTTGGTAAATCTATTCAGTATATAAACAATGCTGGAGTAACAACAGATTTAAATGGACAAATTGGTGGAAATGTATTAGCTATTTCTCCAATAACTGAAGTTTCTGATGGACTTCACTTTAAAGTATTCCAGAGAAATCACGGTATGCATTCTGGAGTTAATAAAGTTACAATATCAAATGTTCAATCTGACACGACTCCAACAACTTTAAGTGCAAATTATCTTACGGCTGCAACTGGAAATATTTCGGTTGCAAGCACTTCTAATTTTGGAACTTTTGAAAATGTAAGTATTGGTGCTACTAACCCAGGTTATGCTTTAATTGGTAATGAAATTATTTCTTACACTGGAGTCGCTGCAAATGCTCTTACTGGAGTAACAAGACAAATTGATGGAACCAAGGCATTTAGTTATCTCTCTGGTGATTTGGTTTATAAGTATGAGTTAAATGGAGTTTCTTTGAGAAGAATTAATAAAACTCATACTCTTTCTGATGCGACAGTATCTGATCCAAGAAGTTTTGATTTTTATAATGTAAAGGTTGATATGACTTCAAATGGAATCGATAGATCTTCAACAGTGACAATGCCAGAATTACACTTTAATGAAACTAAAATTGGTGGAGGAATTAAGGCAAGATCAACATATAATGTTCAATATGAATTAATTACTCCTAATGTAAGAGTTATATCGCCAACAGGAACAGGTATCGTACCATCCGTAAGAACAATTACTGGAAGAAGTGTTGGTGGTTCTGAAGCTGGATATGTCGATAAAGGATTTAAGCAAATTTCATTAAATCAAGCAAATTATTTTGATTCTCCAAGAATGGTTGCTTCCAGAGTCAATGAAAATGAGTATCTCACTTCTTTACCTGGAAATAAGTCATTCACAATGAATCTAAACTTTACCACTTCAGATTCGAGAATTTCTCCAGCAATCGATCTTCAAAGTAATAGCATTATATTTACTTCAAATAGAGTAAATAGTCCAGTTTCAAATTATGCTACTGATTTTAGAGTAAATGATGTTGTTAATGATCCAAATGCGTTTTATTATGTAACTAAGAATGTTACTTTAGAAAATCCAGCAACTTCCATTCAAGTTATTGTTGATGGGTATGTAAGTAACTACAGCGATTTGAGAGCTTTCTATGCAGTAGATCAAGAAACTCAAGTGAATGAAACAATTTTTGTTCCATTCCCAGGATATCAAAATATTAATGTTTATGGAAATGTAATTAATCCATCTATTAATAATGGACAACCATCATCACTTGTTCCAAAAGTTGATGAATATGCTTATGAACCATCTGGAGAATTATTCAAAGAATACAAATTTACTATTGATAATTTGCAACCATTTAAATTCTTTAGAATCAAACTGATTGGCACATCAACGAATCAAGCTTTTGTTCCAGTAATTAAAAACTTTAGAGTTATTGCTCTTGCGTGATATGGATTTAGTACCTGTGGATGGAAATCCAGGATTATATCGGGATAACATATCAAATGCTATTGTGAATACAAACAAAAATGATTATGAATCATATTTGAACTCAAGAAAAAAAATGAATAGCGAAAGAGAAAAAATTGATTCTTTAGAAAAAGAAATTAATTCTGTTAAAGATGATGTTAGTCAGATAAAAAATTTATTATTAAAATTAGTTGAAAATCAAACCATAAATAGTTAAAATAGTAATTCTATAATGTCTAGGCATACAATTACATTTGATCCCGATTCTGGTGTTGCATACGGTGTAAATTTAACCATAAACACTGGGTCAAACTTCATTGGGAAATTTACTATTTTAAATACATCTGGTGCAGCATTTGACTTCACTGGTTGGACAGCATCATCTCAGATATCTAAAAGTGTTTCAATAGGATCTACCTTGTATCCATCAGCAACATTCAATGTTGGATTCACAAGCGAAGCTGGTGGAAAATTTGATTTAACCCTATCTTCATCTACCACAAGAAATTTAAGTGAAGGTAGATATGTTTACGACATATTAGTAAGTTCTGGGTCAAGTGTTTACAGAGTTGCTGAAGGAAATGTTTTAGTCTTAGCTGGCATTTCATCAGCACCATAAATATTTTTTAGAGATATAAATTAAATGGCGCAACCAACCTCTAGACAAGAGTTAATAGATTATTGCAAAAGAAAACTGGGAGCGCCAGTTTTGGAAATTAATGTTGCCGATGAACAAATTGATGATCTTGTTGATGATGCATTACAATTTTTTAATGAGAGACATTTTGATGGTGTAACTCAAATTTACCTCAAATATCAAATTACACAAGATGATATCAATAGAGGAAGAGCTCCTGCTGGCCAAAGTTCTGTTGCTGGGATCGTAACCACAACAGCAACAACATCAATTGTGGGAACTGCAACAACATTTACATATACAGAAAATAGTAATTATTTACAAATCCCATCGTCAATTATTGGAATAAACAAAATATTTAAGTTTGATGGAACAAACACTGTAACAAATAACATGTTCAGCGTTAAATATCAATTATTTTTAAATGATATTTATTATTGGGGATCTACAGAACTTCTAACTTATGCAATGACTAAAACTTATCTTGAAGATATTGATTTTCTTTTGACAACAGATAAGCAGATACGATTTAATCAAAGAATGGATAGATTATATCTTGATATTGATTGGGGAAGTGTAAGTGTTGGTGATTATTTGATAATAGATTGTTGGAGATTACTCAATCCAAATGATTTTGCAAGAGTGTGGAATGACTCTTTCCTAAAACCTTATCTTACAGCTTTGATTAAGAGGCAGTGGGGACAAAATTTAATTAAATTCCAAGGAGTAAAACTTCCCGGAGGAATTGAATTGAATGGCAGACAAATATATGATGATGCTCAAAAAGAAATAGATATCATAATGGAAAAAATGTCAAATACATATGAGTTACCACCATTAGATATGATTGGTTGATATCATGCTTAATCCTTTTTTTCAGCAAGGTTCAAAAAGTGAACAAAGTCTTATTCAAGATTTAATTAATGAACAACTACGCATGTATGGCGTTGAAGTTTATTATATACCTAGAAAATATTATACCAAAAACACAGTTATTAAAGAAGTAATTCAATCTAAGTTTGATAATGCATATCCGATAGAAGCATATGTTGATACATATGAAGGATATACTGGGCAGGGAACTATTCTTTCAAAATTTGGTATTCAAGAACTTGATGACTTAAGATTAATTATTTCAAGAGAGAGATATGAAACTTACATTACTCCATTAATAGAAAACTTACCTAATATTGAACTAGCGACTAGACCAAAAGAAGGAGATCTTATATATTTTCCTCTTGGAGATAGAATTTTTGAGATAAAGTATGTTGAACATGAAAAACCTTTTTATCAATTACAAAAAAATTATGTTTATGAATTAACATGTGAACTCTTCAGATATCAAGATGAAGATGTTGACACCAATGTGGAAGAAATTGATAATAATTTTGTAGAACTTGGTTATATTCAAACTCTTACCATGGTTGGAACAGCAATTACAGCAACTGCTGTTACAGGACTTGTTAATGGTGGAGTAAGATTTATAAATGTAACCAGAAGAGGAGAGGGATACACTTCCATTCCAACTGTTGCGATATCATCAGCTCCAAGTGGAGGAATAACCGCGATTGGAATTGCAACGATGATTTCTGGATTAGTTGATTGTGATGGAACAACATCGTCCAAAGTTCAATCAGTTTATATTGCAAATCCTGGATTTGGATATACTATTGCTCCCGGAATAGTTTTTATTGGTGGAGGAGGGTCTGGTGCAGCTGCAACAACTGGAATTGGAAACAGTATGGTTGGTGTTGTGACTGTAACCTCTGGAGGTTCTGGATATTATACACCACCTACTGTAACATTCTCTTCTCCTGTTGGATTAGGAACTACAGCAACTGGCGTTTCTGTAATTAATTCTGCTGGATCTGTTTCTGCAGTTTATGTTACTAATGCTGGTTCTGGATATACTGTTGCACCAACAGTTACAATCTCCAATCCATCTAGTAGTGGATCTGGAGATTTTATTGATAACGAAACAGTTACTGGAAGTAGTAGTGGAACAACTGCAAAAATTAAATCATGGAATTCTGTTACAAATATTCTTACTGTTTCAATTGTTTCTGGCGAGTTTACAATTGGTGAAAATTTAGTTGGAGAGGAGTCTGGAGCTACTCATGCGCTAAGAGTTATAGAAACTGATAATCTCGTTGATCCATATGCAGACAATGATAACATTGAACTTGAAGCAGATCAAATATTAGATTTCACAGAATCAAACCCATTTGGAAATCCATAGTAATTAGTTTGTTAAATAGAAGTAGTATCTTAGTGTATTTTTAAGATGTTTGAATATTTTTATCACGAAATAATGAGAAAAACCATCATTGGGTTTGGATCATTATTTAATAATATAACAATTAAACACACTACAGATGCTGATGCAGTTGTTAGTGCATCAAAGGTTCCTCTGGCATATGGTCCAACTCAAAAATTTCTAGCAAGACTTGAACAAGAGCCTAATTTAAATAAACCTGTTCAAATGACACTACCGAGAATGTCATTTGAATTTATTGGATTAAATTACGACTCACAAAGAAAAACAACTCAAACACAAATAATTCAAACTGCACCTACGGCAAATAAAACTGATACTAAAAAAGTTTATATGCCAGTTCCATATAATATGACATTTGAACTTTCCATCATGACAAAGTTGAATGATGATATGTTACAAATAGTGGAACAAATTTTACCTTATTTTCAACCATCATATAATCTCAGTATTAATTTATTATCTGATGTTGGAGAAAAGAGAGATGTTCCGATTGTTTTAGATAGCATAACAATGAATGATGATTATGAGGGCAATTTTGAAACGAGAAGGGCACTGATTTATACTTTAAGATTTACAGCAAAAACTTACTTCTTTGGGCCTGTCGCTTCTACATCTAGTGACATCATTAAGAAAGTTAGCATTGGATTGGTTGGTGATTCTAGTGTTAATAGAGTTAGAGAAATGACTTATACTGTTGAGCCAAGAGCAATTAAAAACTATACAGGAACCATAACTACAAATCTTTCCTCCGATATTGGACTTTCAGAAACAAATATCGTTGTTAATGATGGATCAGCAATTCCAGAAAACAGTTATATTGTAATTGATAGTGAAGAAATGTATGTTGACACTGTTTCTGGAAATACTTTAAATGTAACTCGCGGAGCAGACTCTACAACTATTGCCTCACATGTTTCTGGTGCTGCTGTGAAGAAGATTACTGCTGATGATAATAATCTCATAGAATTTGGAGATAATTTTGGTTTTGATGGCTCAATATTGTGAGGATTTTTGAATGAATGATAAATTTAAATCGCTGAACGAAACTTTTGATGTTACTGCAGAGGTTGCTGAGACATCGATGAGTAAAATATCAGAAAAAGATGAAATTATTAAGAAAACAAGATCTTCGGATGAAGACATTAGAAAAGACTACGAATATACTAGAGGAAATTTATATTCAATTATTGAAAAGGGACAAGAAGCAATCAATGGTATATTGGAGTTAGCTCAAGAAACAGAACAGGCAAGAGCGTATGAAGTTGCTGGACAATTAATAAAAAATGTTGCAGATGCAACTGACAAGCTTATGGAACTTCAGAAAAAATTAAAAGATGTTGAGGAAGAAAAACAAATTAAAGGTCCCTCCACAGTTAACAATGCATTATTTGTTGGATCAACCGCAGATTTGGCAAAGATGTTGAAAAATGGATTAAAAGATAAAGAAGATAAATAATATGACAGGGAGAGAAATCCCAAAGTACAAAGGTTACTAATAAAATGCCAAAGGATTTACCTTCTATTGACGAATTTGCTGAAAATAATAGTGATTTGCCATCTATAGATGAATATTTCATAGAAGAAGTTGATGGAAATCTTCCTTCTATTAATAATTTTATTGAAAAAGAAGAACTAGAAGAAAATATACAAACGATTGAAGATGCAAATGGAGAAACTTTTGCAGAGGTAAAAGATATTGTTCCTCCTTGGCAAGAACTTATTAGATTAATAAATGATGTTAGAGAAGAAATTCCAAATATACCAGAAATCAAATATTATGATTCTGAATTAGAAAAACTTTGTGAAATCGTAGATCAGGTAAGATCAGAAATACCAACAATACCTGAAGTAAAGTACTATGATTCAGAAATAGAAGCAATATGTGAACAAATTGATCAGGTAAAGAGTTATATCTCAAGTTCTATTTCAGAACTACCAGAGGTAAAATATTACGATAATCAAATTGTAGAAATAGAAGAAAAACTTAGTGCTATTAGTCATAGCATTAATAATCTTCCAGAACCAAAATATTATGAGGATGATCTTCAATCAATTAAAGAAGACATTGAAAAAGTAAGGAATGAAATACCAATATTTCCAAAATGGGTAAATGAAGTTAATGAAGTTCCAGATTTTTCTTGGATTGGAAAAACTTTTAGTGTGATTGATGATGACTTTATTAAAGTTAACGACACTATTGAAACTCTTGGTGAAAAAATAAAATTAGAGATTTCAAAATTATCCGAAGAAAATGAAACCAGATATTTTGAGAATAAGATTCAATTTGGAACTGATATTAATGACTTAGATAACAAGATTCAAGGTGAAAAAGAAAAAATTTGGAAAGAATTGAGAGAGTCTTCCCTAAAAATTTGGGAATATCATAAAGAATTTAAAGATGACGATAAAAAATTAAAAAAACAAATACTTGGCGAATATAACAAGTTAAAGCAAAGTATTAATGAAGAAATCAAAAAATACAATCAGAATAGTGTTGAGACTGATAAACTTCTTTTAAATTATTTTGAGGATCTTAGAAAAGAAATTTCGGAACTTCCTGAAGTAAAATATTATGATGATGATCTACGCCACATCAGAGTAGACATAAAAGAACTTCGTGATATTGTAAAAAATATTAAATTAGATCAAAAATCTATACAAGAATCAATACAAGAGGGACTTCTAAATGAACCTCCTGATAAGCCAGAATCTGTAGACGGAAAAAAAGATCCATTAACACCAATGGATCAAAAGTTTGCAACTTTAGATGATCTTGCAAATCATTATCGTTTATTCATTAATAGAATTCAGCAACAAATTTCTACAATTGGTGGAGGTGGAGCAGGATTTATTAAAGATCTTGATGACGTAAGTTTTGATCAAACAACGGGAAATAACAAACTTTTAATTTATGATCAAGCAAATTCTAAATGGGTTGGAATTGCTAGTACGGCTTTAAGTGGATCAACAGCTTTAGTTGACTTAACAGATGTCAACATATCTAATTTGGGTGATGGTAGATTTTTAAGATATGATGCATCATCAAGTGAATTTACTTTTTCTCCTGTTTCTGCAACTAACCTCGAATTAATCGCTGGAGATATACAGTCTGGTATTTTAACTACCACATCAATTCTTCCGGCAACAGTAATGTCAATAAGTGCTACAACATATAGATCTGTTAATTATCAGATTCAAGTTACAGAAGGAACTAACTACAATATGACGACAATAAATGTAATACATGATGGTACAACTACATATATGACAGAATATGGAACTATTAATCATCCCGTAGGAATTGCCACATTTTCTACTGATATTTCTGGGGGATCTTTAAGATTATTAGGTTATCCATCTTCAACTAATTCAACAACTTTTAAAGTTATCTTCACTGCGCTAGAGGTATGAAGACATTTAAACAATTTCAAGAGGAATGGTCTGATAAATATAAAAAGAGTATTGATTGCTCTAATCCAAAAGGGTTCTCTCAGAAAGCGCATTGTGCTGGAAGAAAGAAGAGAGCAAAAGGTGATACTACTAAATCAAAACCAGTTGAATGAAAAAGAACGGACGCTGCCCTGCAGGACAATATTACTGCTATACAAATAAGGAGTGTAGACCCATTCCATCAGGATTTATGGTTGATCCTGATGGAATGCTTCGCAAAGAAAACGGTGCTTCTGTTGACGAAGGAACTCTTCATAAATGGTTTAAATCATCAAAATCTAAGGATGGAAAACCTGGTTGGGTTAATGTAGTTACAGGAGGAACCTGTGCTAGCGATGAACCTGGAGAAGGAACTCCCAAATGTGTCTCATCAGCAAAAAGAGCAAATATGACTCCTGCAGAGAGACTTTCTGCTGCAAGAAGAAAGAAAAAAGCAGATCCAGGACAGCAACAAAAAACTGGAGCTGCAAAACCAACTTATGTTTCAACCGACAAACCAAAGAGAAAAATGAACGAAGAAAAAAAACAACCAGATCATGAACACTCAATGATTCGTTCTGAACTTGAGACAATTCGAAAGGCAGTAGATCGTCTTAAGTTAAAAATGAAGGGGGAAGGCAATGTAGAAGCATGGGTACAATCTAAAATCACTAAGGCCGCCGATTATATTGATTCTGCTGCAGATTATATTGATAGTGGTGAGCATAATGTTCATGGATCAGTGGACGAGCAAAAAGATGTTAAAGGTAAAAGTAGCGGTAAAAAAGATGCTTGTTATCACAAAGTAAAATCTCGTTATGATGTTTGGCCTTCTGCTTATGCATCTGGTGCTTTGGTTAAATGTCGTAAAGTGGGTGCTTCTAATTGGGGAAATAAATCAGAATCTTTAGAGGTAGAGGAAGCAAAGAAGTGTTGGCCTGGTTATGAAAAGAAAGGGACTCAAAAACTTTTTGGTAAAACTTATAATCGTTGCGTAAAGAAAGAAGAATTAGAAATAGATGAGGCAGTAAGACTTCCATCAAAAACAGGAAATATTATTCTTGTAACTCTGACTTGGAGAGGTAAGTATTATGCTATTAAGATGTTCTTCCCACAAGTAACAAAACCAAGTAGGCAAGATGTTCAGACTCAAATTAATAAGGTGTATCCCGGATCAAAGGTAAATAGTTACTATATTAGTGATATTAAACCAGGAGAACAATTATTACAAACAGAAGATTGGCAGAAAGTCAATCGTCAAGATAAAACTGATGGATTAAGCAAAGCAGCAGTCAAAGCATATCGTCGTGAAAATCCTGGTTCAAAGTTACAAACTGCAGTAACTGAAAAAAATCCAGAAGGCAAAAGAGCAGAAAGAAGAAAATCGTTTTGTAGTCGTATGAAAGGAATGAAAAAGAGATTAACTTCTGCAGAAACTGCGAGAGATCCAGATTCAAGAATCAATAAAGCACTTCGTCGTTGGAACTGTAACTAAAATGAAATCCTTTAAACAATTCCTTTCAGAAAGCGTAAATATTACAGGAGATTTCAATGGAAATCTTTATATAAATGGTTCAAAATCTCAATCAGAATCTGTTGATGAGCAATTCGTTGCTGATATTGTTTGGGAGGGGAAACTTTACCGCATGGAAATTTCCTCAGATAAAATTCCATCTAGAGAATCTCTGGGGGAACAAATTCAAGAAACATATCCAGGTGCTGTTGTCCATAACATTTATCCAGCACAATATAATTCAAACAGTGCATTAAGAATTACAGGAATTAAAAGATATCAACCAGAAAAATTAAGTTGGACGGACTAATAATATGGCTCAGTGGAATAAAAACATACAAGATTATTTGAATCAGGAAAGAACTCTTCATGAGGTGATAATGTGTGCCGATAGATACGGCAATATTGGAAACTGTGGTGTTGGTGGAACTGGAAATACCAGTGGAGATGCTTTTGGGAGGATGAGAATATCTCAACCTCTTACACTTTTTGATAGTTTTCATAGGTATAGAGATAATAATCTTTGGGAAGAATCTCTTGTCGGAACTGGTGCTACCGTTGGTATTGTAACATCACAAGGTTTAGTTGATATTGGTATTGGAACTACTGCTGGTTGCTCTGTGATTAGAGAAACTACAAAAGTATTCTCATATCAACCAGGCAAATCACTATTAATATTAAACACATTTGTTCCAGCAACACCAAAAGAAAATCTAAGACAAAGGATTGGATACTTTGGTGCCGATAATGGAATGTATTTTGAAATTGATGGAACGGATGTATATTTTGTAGAAAGAAGTCTATCAACTGGAACAGAAACAAGAGTATTGCAAGATGATTGGAATGTTGATAAGTTAGATGGAACTGGTGTTTCTGGTATTACATTAGATACCACCAAAGCACAAATCCTTTGGATGGATGTTGAGTGGTTAGGACTTGGAACGGTTAGGATGGGATTTGTAATTGATGGGAGAATGATTCACTGCCATTCATTCCATCATGCAAATATTATCCAATCAACTTATATCACAACAGCATCATTACCTTTAAGATATGAGATTGCGAATACTGGAATTACGACAAGTTCAAGCACACTCAAACAAGTATGTTCTACTGTAATTTCGGAAGGAGGTTATGAACTTCGTGGACTACAACAAGCAATAGGAACTCCAATTCAAACTCCATATACTCTTTCTATTGCTGGAACTTTTTATCCAATAATTAGTTTAAGATTGAAATCATCCCCAGATAGATTGGATGCAATTGTTATTTTGACTGCTATTTCTTTGATGGGTGTGGGTAATGGTATCAATTATAACTGGCAGATGAGAGCATCTGGAACTACAACAGGAGGAACTTGGACAAGTGCTGGTATTGATAGTGCGGTGGAATATAAACTGAATGGAACTGGTATAACTGGGGGAAGAATATTAGCATCTGGATTCTTCAATTCTGCAAATCAAGGTTCGCCAAATCTTGATATTCTTAAAGAAGCACTCTTTAAGTTTCAGTTAGAACGAAATGGATTGACTGGAACTCCTTATGAACTCACACTTGTTGTTGCTGCAAGTCCAATATCAAGTAGTGAAGAAGTTTATGCGGCATTAGATTGGGAAGAGATTAGTAGGTAATTATTATGAGTGATGTCTATTTGGGAAATCCGCTCCTTAAAAAAGCAAATACTCCAATTGAGTTCACTCAAGAACAAATTGAGGAGTTTATTAAATGTCAAAGTGATCCTGTATATTTTGCAAAAAACTATGTAAAGATTGTAACTCTTGATAAAGGATTACAAC